CGAAATGTAGAGCGTGCATCGTCGCCCACGCCAAATCCGCATGGCCGGTCGCTTTATTGCGGCCTGATACATAAGTGAATTGGCGGCCGCTACCGGTGAGTTCTTTTTTGATGGCCATAAAGCTAGCGGCGAGATCCGACCAGCCAGCATCAAATTCCAGCCGGTCTTTGCGCATAATCTGTTGGGCCTGCAGCACCATTTGAGTCTTCAGCGCTACGTCATATCGATAGCGCACCACCGTCGGGAACCACTTCTCGACGTACTCGGCCACCGCCCCACCGATGCCGGTGGTGTCGATACCGATGTGACCAATGTTGTATTTGTCGCGGAACGATTCGATAAACGCCGCTTGGTCTTCGTAGTCCTGCCCCTTGAGCCTGTGCCGTTCCAATACCCGGTGCTTTTCCTCACTGGATTCAGCAGGTAGCACGATAACCAGCCCTGCACCGTCGCCATCCTCTCCCTGCCCGGTCGGGTCGTAACCAATCCACACTTCACGATCACCAACGGGGCGCGGGGCAAAGGGCCGGTAGTCGTCCCACACTTCCCAGCTATCGACCATGCAGGCTTTCATCACCGCCAGCGGGAAGGCGCTTTGGCTGTCATCGACAAAGCCACACATCAACAGGTTGTCGAACTCTTCCGGCGAATACTCCATGCGCAGCTGTTCAAGATCGAATAGATCACAGCCGCCCTCGATAGCATCCAGCACCGTCACGATCTGCCGCCAGTGACCATCGGGGCAGAGCTTGCCGTTCTTCAGCGCCTCATGACTGACATCAAACTCGGCGCGCTCGGATTTTTTACGCCGCTTGTTGAACAGCTCCCCGTTCCAGAACGGGTAACCTTCATGGCCAACACTCGACGGCGTCGAAAAATACGTCTGCCGCCACTTCTTGTGCATGGCCATGCCAGACGTAACCTTGCGGAACTCAGCAAAACGATGAATCCAGAAGTACTCATCCAGATAAACATCACCGTGATAGCCCTGAGCGGTTTTCGAGTTAGTCCCCAGAAAGTGCAGCTCGGCACCGTTATCCAAAACAATCGGGTCGCCTTTAAGCTCCACATCGCACACCTCTTTAACGAACTGAACGATGTAGTTACGGAAGATATGTGCCTGGGCGCGGCTGGCAGAAAGGAAGATCTTATTGCGCCCGGTTTTGAACGCATCGACGATGGCCTCGCGGGCGAAAAACCACGTTGCGCCAATCTGGCGGCTTTTGAGAATATTGCGAATGCGGTGCTTATGCCCCGCTTCAAACCAAACCTTCTGATACTCGAACAAGGAATCGAGAAACGCGATTTCCAGCGCTTCCATTAGCTCTTCATTCAGCGCATTACGTCGCGGCTTCTTTTTCGGCCCAGCATTGCGAGCTTCGATGTTCGGATTGAGATCCGCCTCACTACCCGTTCCTTGATACCGCCTTACACGTGCTAGTCGCTCAATCTGTCGGCCCAGCAGGTCAATCTCTTTGAAGTGCTTGCCTTCCTTATCAGGCAGCGCGATGAGCTGAACCATCCGCGCCTCAAGCGAGTGCTCAACGCGTTCGGTCGGCGTGGCATCTTCCCAACGGTCGCGTGCCTTCCAGCTATGCACCGTCGCCGGTTTTTCACCAATATGTTCGGCAATGCGCACAACACGCCACCCCTGCCAATACAAATGGCGGGCGGTGAGCCGCGGCGATTCTTCCACGCTGGGGATGAGGTTGGGAGCTGTCGTCGTCATGTCGCCAGCGTACCCGCCGCGCGCGAAGCCCACGCCTGCTGCGCCTTGTGCTAGCCTGCCCGCACAACGCGCAACCGTTGAGCCAAAACGCTTACACGCGGAACCTGAGCCACATCAACCGCCACCCTGCTCAGGAAACTCAACATGCCCAAGTTTTTCCGCGTTGCCACTGAAGGCGCAACTACCGACGGCCGCGAGATCCAACGTGAATGGATCGAACAGATGGCCGCCAACTACGACCCCAAAAAATACGGCGCCCGCGTCTGGATGGAACACATCCGTGGCATGACGGCCGACAGCGTGTTTAACGCCCTCGGCGACGTGCTATCCGTAGAAGCCCGCGAAGTAGAAGACGGTAAGCTGGCCTTGTTCGCCGAAATCGATCCCACCGACGAACTCAAGGCCATCAACAAAAAGCGCCAAAAGGTTTACAGCTCCATAGAGGTCAACCCCAAGTTTGGCGACACCGGCGAAGCCTACCTGGAAGGGCTGGCGGTCACCGACTCCCCCGCCTCGCTGGGTACCGAGATGATCAAATTCAGCCGCGAAGCGGGCAGCGCCTCACCGCTGGCCAGCCGCAAGCAGCACGCCGAGAACGTGTTCACCGAAGCGGTAGAGATTGAACTCGACTTCAGCGAAGAGAAGCCACCAGCCGCCGAAGGATTGAAAGCCAAGATCGCTGCACTATTCAGCCGCCAAGACACCAAAACCAACAAAGGCTTTGAAACCTTCCGCACCGAACTGGAAAGCACGCTGGAAGTAGTCGCCGAACACTACAACGCCCTGGCCGATGAACTGGAAGCCCGCCCCACCGCCGACCAGTTCAGCCAGTTGCAAACCGCCCACGACGACCTGAAAAAGCGTTTTGACGAGCTATACACCCAGCTCGACAACGAACCAGACACCGCACGCCGTGCCCCCGCCACCGGCGGCGAGGCCCAGCTAACCGACTGCTAAGCGCTGACCACCCCCGCTAACGCCACCACTTCAAGGAACCCCAATGCGCAACGATACCCGTAAAGCCTTTAACGCCTTCAAAACCCGCTTAGCCCAGCTAAACGGCGTCGACAACACCGGCGAACAGTTCAACGTCGAACCCAGCGTCCAGCAAACGCTGGAAAGCAAGATGCAGGAATCCAGCGCCTTTCTGGGCCAAATCAACGTCATCGGCGTGGATGAGATCAAAGGCCAGAAAGTCGGCCTGGGCGTCTCCGGTCCTATTGCCGGGCGCACTAACGTCGACGAAAAAGACCGCAGCACCCGCGATGTCACCGAGCTAAGCGATACCACTTACGAATGTGTCAGCACCGAGTTCGATACCCACATTCGCTGGGCACAGTTGGACGCCTGGGCGCGCTTCCCGGATTTTCAGGCGCGCATCCGCAACGCCATCATCAAACGCCAGGCGTTGGATCGCATCATGATCGGCTTTAACGGCACCAGTGCCGCCGTGGAAACCGACCGCACTGCCCACCCGATGCTGGAAGACGTCAACAAAGGCTGGCTGCATCACTACCGCACTCACGCCCCCGCCCGCGTACTCACTGGTGGCGCCACGGCGGGCAAAGTCGCCGTTGGCCCGGCGGGTGACTACAAAAACCTCGATGCCCTGGTATTCGATGCGGTGAGTGAAATGATCGACCCCTGGTACCGTGAAGACACCGCCCTGGTGGCCATCATGGGCCGCAAAATGCTGGCCGATAAATACTTCCCCATGATCCAGCAGTTCGCCGAAACGCCCAGCGAAGCCCGCGACCTGGACATGATGGTCAGCCAAAAGCGCGTCGGTGGCCTGCAAGCCGTGCGCGCCCCCTTCGTGCCGGACGGCTCCCTGCTGATTACCTCCCTGGCCAACCTTTCACTTTACTGGCAGTTGGGAAGCCGCCGCCGTCATGTCATCGACAACCCCAAGCGCAATCGCATCGAAAACTACGAATCCAGCAACGACGCCTACGTGGTTGAGGATTATGGCTTCGGCTGCCTGGTTGAAAACATCGAAATTACAGAAGACGAATAAGGGGAACCGATGAAAAGCCCAGCCCGTAAACATTACGAGCAAGTGACCGCCGCGAAAGCGGCGGGCGCTGCCACCCCCGGCCAACAGCAGCAAGGCGAGCAGTACGAGCTCCACGCCCGCGCGCTTTATGAAGCCACCCGCACCCTGAAAGGCATCAAATCGATTCAGGCCAAAATCGAGAAAAAGCGCGAGCTGCTGCCGGATTTTCTGCCCTACATCGACGGCGTATTAAGCGAAGGCAACGGCGCTAAAGACGACGTACTCATGACCACGATGGTCTGGTGCATCGACATCGGTGATTTTGAAAAGGCGCTCGCTATCGGAGCCTATGCCGTGAAACACAACATCGACACCCCCGACCGCTACGCCCGCGACACCGTTAGCATTCTGGCCGAAGAGATCGCCGAAGGCGTTAAAAGCGCCCTGGCCAAGGAAGATGCCAACGCCGACGCCCTGGCCAACGTTATGGCCCGCGCCGCTGCCATTGTCGATGGCCATGATATGCACGATGAGATCAAAGCCAAGCTTCACAAGACCTACGGCTACGCCCTGCGCGCCGCCGAAGATGTTGAAGGCGCGCTTGACCAACTCAAGGCCGCGTTAGCCCTGGATGAACGTATTGGCGTCAAACAAGACATCCAACGGCTGGAAAGCCAACTCAAAAAACAGGGTGGCCAGGCCAAGGCCTGACACCAACCGAGTCGCACCCCGACGGCAAGGGGGCACCGCTAAGCAAGGGCTTTTAGCCTCGCGCAAAGCGGTCCACCCCCTTCATTAATTCAGCCGGTAAACACAGGTCACCATTATGCTTGGCCACAGCACCAACCCGCCCAGCCCCACGCTGGAGATCATCATCAACAACGGCTTCTGGCCGGATATCGACCCCAACGACTTCCGCGAAGAGGAGCGCGTGCACAACGTCACCCCACCGCGTATCCATCACTCTCTGCGCGCCGCCATGGCCGATGTTAACCGCCAACTAGCGGACTACCAGCACACCCACCAACAGGCGGGGCGCATGGCCTGGGATGCCATTCCACCCGAGATATGGCAATCGCCCGGCGATATTCAACTGCTCTACACGCGCGCGGTTTACGCCCAAGCCCAAGCCGACCTCTTAGAACGCTACCGCGACGCATCAGCAACGGGCAAAGGCGACGAACGCGGCGAAGCAAAGGATTTAGCAGCTGACGACTACCTCGCCGATGCCCGCTGGGCCATTGCTGAGTTAGTTGGTCGCCAACACACCACGGTCGAGCTGATATGAACCGCGTGGCCCACGCCCACCAGGGAGAAACACTGGATGCACTGCTGTACCGCGTATACGGCAAAACCGCCGATATAACGGAGCAGGCGCTGCAGCTAAACCCGCACCTGGTTAATCAGGGGCCAGTGCTTCAAGAAGGCACGCCGATCACGTTGCCGCCGCCGCCGAAAGCACGCGACACCTCCCAACCGCACATTCAGCTTTGGAACTGAGGAGCTCATGAGCCAACCGTATGAAATCACCACCGAAAGCGCCAAGCTCGCGCCCCCGGCCATCGTCTCGCTGCTGCACGTCGGCGGCATGACCCCGGCCGATTGGGTCACCGTGCTAACGCTGCTTTATCTGGCGTTACAGATCGGCCTGCTGGTACCGCGTTACCTGAAGCAACTACGCAACTACTGGGGGCCAAGCGATGAGTCTTAAAAGCCGCCTTGCCATCGGCGCCACGGCCGGGGCGCTCAGCATCGCCACCGCAGTGGTCTCCTACTACGAAGGCTACCGCCCTACCGCCTACCGCGACCCAGTGGGCATTGCCACCATTTGTTATGGCCACACCGCCACCGCGCGCATGGGGCAAACACTCAGCCAGGCAGAATGCACCGCCCTGCTGGAAGCCGACCTTGGCCACGCCTTTTCGGCGGTGGATCGTCGCGCCCAGGTGGATCTACCGCCCCCCACCCGCGCCGCGCTGGCTTCCTTTGTTTATAACGTCGGTGAAGGTGCCTTTGCCCGCTCCACCCTGCTGCGCAAACTCAATCAGGGCGATGTTCGCGGCGCCTGCCATGAGCTAAGCCGCTGGGTTTACGCCGGTGGCCGCAAGCTCAACGGTCTGGTCAAACGCCGCGCAACCGAACGCGAGCTTTGTCTGGCAGGCGTAGAACAGGAGGCCACCCCATGACCCGACTGGTCGCCGCCCTCACCATCCTGGGCTTGGTGCTACTGGTCACCTGGGCGCTATGGCAACGCATCCACGCCGCCGAAGCCCGCGCAGATCTCGCCGAACAGCAGCTCGCCCATTCACGGCAGCGGGAAGAAGAAAGCAAAGTAGTGATTGATGCGCTGTGGGAAAACGCGCGACGCCTGGAAGCCCAACGCCGCGCCCTGGCAGAGCAGCAATCAACGCTTTCCCGCACCGCCGCCAACCGTCTGGCCACCATTGAGGAACTCCACCGTGAAAACATCGAGCTACGCGCTTGGGCTAGCACTCCTTTGCCTAGCGCTATTATCCGGCTGCGCAAACGCCCCGCCGTCACCAGTGCCCACGATTATTATCAATCAGTGCGCGACGCCCAGCCCCTGCAGCCTTCCAGCGAGCAACCCGAAAACCAATGGTGAGTTACATCTACAGCTTGAACACACCGAAGCCGCCTGGGCACAGTGCGCGGCTAAGGTCGATGCCATCATCCTTTGCCATAGCGAAGCCAACGAATGATCAAGCTCCAATCCCTACGCCAACACCTGTTGAACGCGGTACCGGAACTCAAGCGCAACCCCGAACAGCTCCACACCTTCGTCAACGACGGCAAAGTGAAATTCGCGCGTGGTACCAATCTTAGTCACCAGTACACCGTCGACGCCCAAATCATCATTACCGACTACAGCGGCAGCCTAGACACTGTCATGATCCCGCTACTGCAGTGGCTCAACACCTACCAGCCGGATCTCGTTATTGATGAAGCGGTAACGCTCGAAGCCGAGATCCTCAGCAATACACATTGGGACCTAGCGCTCACGGTTCAGTTAACCGAGCGCGTCGTCGCCAAAGTCGACTGCGAGAGCGGCCGCATCAACGCCGACCACCGCATGCCGGAATACCCCGCCGACGCCTGCCCCGCCAATCACTGGCAGCTCTACATCAAAGGCCCCCACCGCGACGCCTACGAACTAAAGGCCGAATGGAGTTCGCATGGATGACCTGATCCAGCTGGAAAACTGGCTAACGCCGTTACTAGAAAAGCTCAGCGCCAAAGAGCGCCGGGTGCTGGCAAGGGAAGTCGCGCGGGATCTGCGTATTGCCAACCGCGAACGCATCAAAGCCCAGACCAACCCCGACGGCACACCCTTTGAACCCCGCACCCAACTACGCAGCCGCAGCGGGGCTATCCGCCGAAAAGCGATGTTCACCAAGCTACGCACCGCTAAATATCTGCGCATTAAGACTACGGCCGACGAAGCCGCCGTTGGCTTTATGGGTCGTGTGAACCGTATCGCCCGCGTGCATCACTATGGGCTAAGGGATCGCGTAGAAAAAGGCGGCCCGCAGCACCAATACGCCCGCCGGGAGCTAGTCGGCATCACCGCTGCCGACCGCAACCGCATCGCCGAAAGCGTGCTTAACCACCTTGCTCCCCCCAGCAAATAATCCCCTACTTGTCCTGGGCGTGTGGCACAACGCCCGCCGCTACCCATCCACGCGCAAGACTTCCACCATTAGCGGCATGAACAACATCGCCGAACTACTCCGCCTGATTAATAACCTGATCCGTATTGGCACCATTGCCAAGATCAGCTACGGCGACCCTGCCGCTAATCCACCGGTGCCGCCATTGGTGCGCGTGCAGTGCGGTGAACTGCTGACGGGTTGGATACGTTGGATCGAAAGCCGCGCTGGCACGACCCGCACCTGGTGCCCGCCTACGTTGGGGGAACAGGTGGTAATAATTGCCCCCGGTGGCGATCTGAACACCGCCTTTGTTCTCACCGGGCTGTTTTCCGAACGACACCGCGCACCCAGCGACCACGGCGAGCATTTTCACGCCGTCATGCCCGACGGTGCCACCGTGGATTACAACCACGTGGAAAAACACCTGACGTTCGACACCCCCGGCGACATCACCATCACCGCCAAAGGGGATATACGCATCACTGCCAACGGGGATTTACACCTCAAGGGCAGCAAGATTTTCGAAAACGCCTGAGGAAACCACATGGAAACCGGAATTGATTACCGGCCACAGCTGGCCCAACTGATCAGCGTTGGCGAACAGATACGCGATGCCCTGCAAGCATCCACTCAGGCGCTGGAACAGCTCAACACCACGCAGGAAACCCACAACCAAACGCTGGTGCGTCTCGCCATCGTTCATGAAGCCATCGGCCAACGGGCCAGCACCGAAGCGCTTGGGCTCTATACCCGCCCTATTCCCAAGGAAGATGGCTTCAGCAAGGCCGCCATGCTCAATGCCCTGGAACAAAGCGGCCAGCTTGAAAACGTCATGAACAAAATGGATGAGGAGGAGTAAGCCATGCCAGCAGCGGCCCGCCTTGCCGATATGTGTACCGGCCATGGCTCATGCAAACCACGCCCAGCCATCAGTGGTTCGCCCAATGTGTTTATCAATGGTCAGGCCGCCCACCGGGTTGGCGATGCCTGGGCAAAACACTGCAGCCATTCCGGCGTATTAGCCGCCGGGTCATCCAGCGTGTTTGTGAATGGCCAGCCCAAGGGGCGCGTGGGTGACCCTGTTTCCTGTGGCTCCCTGGTCGCCACCGGTTCCAGCAACGTGTTTGTGGGGGGCTAACCATGCCAGGTATGAACGCCACCACCGGCGAAACGCTGGCGGAGTTTGACCACATCCGCCAAAGCATCCGCGACATTCTCACCACCCCGATTGGCAGCCGGGTGATGCGCAGGGAATACGGTTCCATGCTGGCAGAGCTAATCGACCAGCCGCTCAATGATGCCACCCTGCTACGCGCCTATGCCGCCAGCGTGATGGCCATTACCCGCTGGGAACCCCGCGTGCGTGTGCTGCGCGTCAACCGGCAAGTGGATGCCAGCCAACACGGCCGCGCCCTGCTGGAGATCGACGCCCAAACCCATGATGGCCAGCGCTTTCACGTCGAGGTGCCCTACACGTGAACGCCGCCATTGACCTATCACGCCTGCCCGCGCCGGATATCATCGAAACGCTGGATTTTGAAGCGCTGCTGACCGAACGCAAACAACGCCTGCTTGACCTGCACCCAGCGGATGAACGCCCCGCTCTGGCCGAACTGCTGGCCCTGGAGTCTGAGCCTCTGGTGAAGCTGCTGCAGGAAAACGCATACCGGGAACTGCTACTGCGTCAACGCATCAATGAAGCCGCCCGCGCGGTGATGGTCGCGTTTGCGACCGGTGCCGATCTTGACCAGTTGGGTGCCAACCTCAATGTGGAACGCCGCCTGCTGAACCCCGGCGACGCCGACGCCTTACCGCCCATTCCCCCCACCTGGGAAAGCGACCTCGAATACCGCGAACGTATTCAACTGGCGTTTGAAGGCCTATCGGTCGCAGGCCCCATTGGTGCCTATGTGTATCAGGCCAAAGCCGCCCACCCGGATGTACTAGATGTCGCTGTGGAAAGCCCCGAACCGGTGGATGTCATCGTCACCGTGCTATCACGCAAGCACAACGGCCAGCCAAGTACTGCCGTACTCAATGCCGTTCGCCAGCATCTGGAACAGCGCCGTCCACTGACTGACCGAGTCACCGTTCAAGGCCCCACGTTGATCACCTTCACATTAAGCGCCGTGCTGACGTTAAGCGATGGCCCAGACCCGGCCATCGTTCGCCAGAAAGCCAGCCAACAACTGGAAACCTACCTAGCCGACCGCCACCGCCTGGGTGCCTGGGTCACGCGCTCCGGCGTGCATGCCGCGTTAACCCTAGAAGGCGTGGAACGCATCACGCTCAACGGTTTTGATGACATCCTCGCCGAACCTTCACAAGCGCCGTTATGCACAGGCATCAACCTGAGCACGGAGGTGATGGGTGCCGATTGATCTTCTGCCCCCGAACCGCTCCGCGCTGGAAAGCCGGGTCGCGGCCTCGCATCCGCTGGATCACCCCGTCGAGCTGCGCACGCTATGGAACCCGGCCACCTGCCCGGTCGAGTTTCTGCCCTTTCTCGCCTGGGCGTTTTCCGTCGACCAATGGCATGAACACTGGCCGGAGCGCATCAAGCGCCGAGTAATCGCCAACAGCGCCCAATTGCACCGCATTAAAGGCACCCGCCCAGCGGTGGAACTCGCCATGCAATCCCTGGGCGTTACTGTCGAGATGAAGGAATGGTTCGAAACCTCGCCACCGCTACCCCGTGGCACCTTCAGCGCTTTGTTATGGGTGAATGAAAACCTCACCCCCGACGCCCCGGCACTGCTCAGCAACACCCTCTACCGCCAATTACGCCAGGCCATCAACAGCGCCAAGAACGTGCGCAGCCACTGCACCTTTAAGGTCGGCGTGCGTTTTGGCCCTTCCAGCATGGGGGCCAGCAGCACGTTCAAAGGCAG